ACTACCATTATAAATAACCTTAATTGTGGGTAAAATTAATCTACTTGCTCAACAGATGCTTGAGACTGTAGAGCCATTTTGATTACAAAAGCTGATGTGACTTTAATACCAAGACGCTTTTCAATAGCGGCTTTATTCTTGTCTAGCTGCGAGGCAGCTTCGCCAATCAAAGTGATATGGGCGCGCGGTTCTTTAAGATTTTGTGCCATGCCCGACACCTAGCGCCAAAATCATTTTGGGTCAATATCAATCTTTTTGTTGACAGCGGTTTTTCGGGCGGGTAGGGTTTGCAGGCTGGTCAAATATCGCCCCCGAAGCTCAAGAATTTGCTATCATGCTGCTCACTCACTCTAAGGACAATGCATAATGGACGTTCTCAACACACTAGCCAACATGAAAGAGAATGAGCAGAAGCTCTTTCTTACAATCCGCAATCGTATGCGTAAGGCTTATATGCTTTCAATTAAGCAGACGATTGGAATTGAAAACTACAATGAGACTGACGATACGTTTCTAGATGCGATTGATATCAAGTGTGAGATGCTAGCTGCTCGCGCTGGTATGTGTACTATGGACAATGAAAATATCACTGCTGAAGAAAACGTACTTGATCCTTTCGCAATGATTACCCGTCCAACTCCTGCAACTGAATTGAAGGTTGATGAAGGGAAATTGGAAGGTAGTATTACGCCAGTACCCGGTGTAGTCGATTGGGTTGCTAATAACGGTGTTAGGAAGGTTGGATAAATGTCAGAATGGAATAATAGCACCGCTCAGGGCTGGCCTAATGGATGGCCAGAACCTCAGCCAGCAGCTAATGCTATGCCTGCTAGTCTAAACCCTCTAGACAATATGTCTGAGGATGATTTGCTTATGGCTTGGCAGAAGAAGAAAGAAGCTATTGAAACTGCCAAGGCTGAAGAAATGGAAATGCGCAAATATATCGTTAGCCGCGCATTCCCTGCTAAGACAGAAGGAACTAATACGAAGGAGCTTGGCCAAGGTTATCAATTGAAGGCTGGCATCAAGTATAACTACAATCTCGCTGACAACGATACAGTTGAAGATTGCCTTAACAAGATTGCCAAGGTAGGTAATCAGGGCAGCTTTATTGCTGATAGGTTGGTTAGCTGGAAACCAAGCTTCCTCTTGACAGAGTATCGCGCTCTACAAGAGGAAAAGGATAAAGGCGATAAGACAGCGCTTGAAATTCTAAGCATTGTTAATAATATGCTGACTATTACTGAAGGTGCTCCTACTTTGGAAATTAAAGAACCTAAGAAATCTAAGAAATGAAATACGTTAACAACATTAGTGCAGAATATTTAAAATCTATTCTGCACTATAATCCTGAAAATGGAAAATTTACTTGGATAGCTGTAACTAGCAATCGTGTCAAATTGGGCATGGAAGCTGGCACAATGAGGAATAATGGCTATTTAAAAATAAATATAAACAGCCAATTATATTTTACTCACCGTTTAGCTTTTCTATACATGACTGGTGAATGGCCTAAAGCTCATATAGATCATATCAACGGAGTTAAAGACGATAACCGTTGGTGTAATCTTAGAGAAGCTACCTCTAGTCAAAATAATAAAAATAGAGCAGGTTATGGTACTGTAGATAAGAACATTTATCCTTATAAAGGACGATTTGCAGTTAGAGTATGTTTAGGGACATATGATACTAAAGAAGAAGCTGTAGCTATAAGAGATAAATTTTTTAAAGACTTTGAATTTCAAAATGAGTTTATACATCACTCACTAAAGGCTAAAAATGAACAACTCTGATTTACGTCCAGCAGATTTCTACGCTCAATCGAGTGGCGTAAAAGCTGTAATTTATGGACCACCGGGAACGGGCAAGACTCCTTTAGTGAAAACTTGTCCAAATCCAGTATTGCTAGCTACTGAAAAAGGCATGCTAAGCATGAAAGGAAGTAACATACCCACATACGAAGCACTTACTGCTAAAGAGCTTGATGGGTTTTTTGATTGGCTGTTTAAAAGCGCAGAAGTTAAAAAGTATGATACCGTAGCCATTGATAGCTCATCACACTGTGCTGAAATTTATTTAGAAGCTGCCAAGCAAAATACTAAGCATGGTTTGCAGCAGTATGGCGAAATGGCCGAGCGGACGTACGCTCAGTTTAAGAAACTAAATGAAATGAAAGAGAAGCACGCATACATCATCGCAAAAGAAGATATCTATACAGTAAATAACGCTCAAATGAAGCGGCCGTTTTATCCCGGTAAAGAACTGCCTAGAGAGACTGCACATTTATTTGATTGTATTTTTCATCTAGCTAAAGTTAATATTCCAAACGTATTAGGAGAGCAATTAGCTTTCCGTTGCAATGGAAGCTATGATATCATGGCTCGCAATAGAGTTGGCGTACTAAACGAATTTGAATTTCCAGATTTCACAGCAATTGTGAAAAAGTGTGGCTACTAAAAGCCATGAATGCTCCACCTAAGTACACATACCCACAATAAAGGATAGATGAGAATGGATATTATTAAAACTAAATCGGCAAATCTAACAGAGCGCGAGATTAAAACTCTCATTGCCGCGACCATGAGCCAGACGCTTAATACAATGGAGGTAGATGTTGATTTGGATTACGCGCTGGAACGCCTCAACTACCTCAATAAGCGCTTGAAAGCCTTCACGGATGCGCCTAGTGTGGGCAGTTCTGAGGCTACCGGGACTGAGCAGCCCGCTCCAGCAGCGCCAGCTTGGCCGGGTAGCTGATCATGGCAGTCAGGAAAAGGAAGCCAACTAAAAGTACAGCATCTGATTTTTGTAAACGTAAAACGTTGGCAGAGATGGATGCTAATATGAACTATAAAAATCATGCAATGTCATTGTGTGATCAAGCTAACGAAGCTCTATCTAATTTGGAAGCTAAGCTTTCAAATATCATCCGTCGAATTAACTCTATCAACACACTGTAAGGAAATATATAGATGCAGATGCAAGGCAGTTTTAACGCTCAGCAGTATGAACCAAATCAGGGTGGAGGCGGTGGGCATCCTCCTGCACAGAAGGTTCAGTTTACTGTAACCAGCACGGCTATTCAGGAAAACAAGAATAAAGATGGAGGTATGTTTGTTGTAGAGCTTACTTCTGCTATGGGTAGCGTCATTCAGCGTTACAATATTTGGAACCAGTCTCCAAAGGCAGTAGAAATTGCTCATGGCCAGTTGTCGGCGCTTTGCCGTGCAACAGGACGTTCCCAGATTGATTGGAGCAATGAAGGTGCTGCGCTTAAAGGTGGCCAAGGTCTGATGGATGTTGGTTATCAGAAGGGTGAAGAACCTGATCCGGCTTTCCCTGATCGCAAGGGCTACACTGAGCTTAAGAAGGTTTATGACCTTGGCGGCAATGAGCCGGGTAAAGCACCTGCTCAGCCGCAGACCACTCAGCAGCCTCAGACGGTCCAGCAGCAGCCCATGACGCAGCAGCCGGGCGGCCAATGGGGACAGGGCGGGGCCGCGCCACAAACCGCTCAGGAGCAGCCCCAAGGCCAGCAGCCACAGGGACAGGCATGGCAACCGGGCGGTGGCCAGCAGGGAGGCGGTTCGCCCCCGCCTTGGGGAGCGCGTTAATTAGCACCGCTAAGGCTAATATAAACTGGTGCTAACAACTAGGCTGCTGACGACTTCCCTTAAGATTTAGTCAGCAGCCTATTTTTAATGGATAATAATTAATGACTTTAAACCTATCCAACAAAGCAGACCGCGAAGCATTGGAAAAATTAATTGCCAATGATGTAGATGCTTATTGCCGTCAATTATACGAAAATGGCCACCGCAACCATTTAGGCGCATCAGAGCTTGGCGAGGAATGTTGGCGTAAGCTTTGGTATGGCTTTAGATGGGTTAAGCAGGAGATTTTTGATGGTAGAATGCTCAGGCTATTTAATGTTGGTCATTCTGCTGAGCCGCGATTTATTACTTATTTGCGCGGCATTGGCTTTGAAGTACGAGAGTTTGGGGAAGATGGAAAGCAATTTAGAATTAGCGGAGCGCAAGGCCATTATGGCGGTTCGCTAGATGGCATGTGTAAAGCTCCAGAGCGATACATGCTTGATACTGCACTTGTGTTATTAAATGAATATAAAACTAATGGCACAGGTCCGGGCTATGCTAAAGTAGCTACTGAAGGTGTAGCTAAAGCTAAGCCAAAGCATTACGCTCAGATGAGCCAGTATGGCAAACACTATGGTTTAAAATACGGTCTATATATGATCGAAAATAAAAACGATAGTGACATAACTTTTAAAATTGTTGAACTAGACTGGAATTTAGGAGCGCAGTTAGAAAAAAAGGCTAAGGACATTATATTTTCTAAAGAACCGCCTCCACGGATTAGTGAAAATCCTGCAATGTATTCCTGTAAGTGGTGCGATAAAAAAGGCATTTGCTTTGATGGTGAACAGCCTGAGAAAAATTGCAGATCGTGTAGAAATGCTAGCCCTGTAGCTGATGCTCAGTGGCATTGTAGTTTGCATAATGGAATTATCCCAAGTGACTTTATAAAGCAAGGATGTGACCAATGGCTACCAATTTAAATTTAGCTGAGTTTAGAATTAAAAATATTGAACGTTGTGAAAAAGGTTTTGGCCACTCTTTAGACAGTTGGTCTGTAGCTGAATGGGGTAACGCTGCTGCTGGTGAATGCGGAGAGGCGTGCAACGTAGCTAAAAAGCTATTACGTTTTAGAGATAATGTAGCAGGTAATAAAAAGTCAAAAGAAGAATATATCAAAGATTTGGCGTCTGAAATTGCAGGAACTTTGATCTATCTAGATTTGTGGGCAGCTAGCCAAGGTATCGACTTAGCGCAAGCTGTAAAAGATGAGTTTAATAATAAGTCTGATGAAATTGGGAGCGATATTAAAATATGAAAATATATCTCTGTGCTCAATTTTCAGAACAATATATAATGCAGACTTGGCGCACTATACTTACGCACGCGGGTCACAACGTAACCTCTCGCTGGCTTGATGTTGAAGAAGCTGATGAAAAGAAACCTTCAAAGAAAGTAACCAACGCTGCTTTAATTGATATGGCGGACATTGATAAAGCTGAAATAATTATCTCAAAAACTATCAATCGCGGCGAATTATTTACTGGTGGAGGAAGGCATATTGAATTTGGATACGCTTTCGCTAAAGGTAAAAAGCTCATTAACGTAGGAGGATATGAAAGCGTATTTCATCATCTGCCCGATGTTGTAACTGTGCCCACAATTGAGGACGCTATAGCGCTTCTGAAATGATGCAACTCCGCTACTACCAAGCTGAAGCTTTAGATGCACTATATAATTATTTCATTACTCATCCTAATGGTAATCCGCTCATCGCGTTACCAACTGGTACAGGTAAATCTGTTCTTCCTGCTGCTTTTATTAATGGCATTATGCGTAGCTGGCCTAATCAACGTTTTGGGATGATTACGCATGTAAAGGAGCTAATACAGCAGAACGCAGATGAGCTACTGAAGCTATGGCCTAATGCACCACTTGGCATACACTCTGCTGGATTAAAGCAACGCGACTATGCCCATAGTATTATATATGGTGGCGTACAGAGCATGGTGAAGCGTGCGGATTGGTTTGGTAGACGTGATATCGTATTTATTGATGAAGCGCATTTGCTATCAGGAGACAGTGAGAGCAGCTATCAATCGTTGCTAGGTATGTGGAAACTGATCAATCCTCAGTTAAAGATTGTGGGTATGACTGCTACCAAGTATCGTATGGGAATGGGGCTATTAACTAGCAATGGCATCTTCACTGATATCATTTATGATAAGACTGATTATGAAGGATTTA